CCCGCAGACAGTCTAGCTTTGCAGCTAAACCCACAAGCACCAATACTAATATTGGCGTGCGAGTGGCAGTTTTAATGCTTGCTTAGGCAACTGGGCATTCTAGCCTATTCCTCGGAGGAAAGGCGCAATATAGCGCTCTTTCACCTCCTTACCCCGCTCAAGGCCATATGCCGAAGAGGGAGTAGGAGTCCAAGGACTAGGCAGGAATCCTGCCCCCGTCGCAAAGAAAAGCGACGATTTGCGGTCCAAGTCTTGGATGGTCTTTTGATACCCTTTAATAGGGGTCTTCAGAGCCTTCCTAACTTTCCGTTGAAACTTACGAACAGCAATCCGAACACTCGGGTTGTGTGTTGTAGTTAATACGGGGGGTGGACGGAGATAAAACTCCGTTCCCCGGACCCGGCCGAGGGTGGATCGAAAAGCATCTTTAATAGATGTCCGAACCATTGCCTCGTCCGACAACGCGCATGGCGATAAGATAGTGATCGACTTCTCTTTCTCAGAAGTCGTAATCACATCTCTTAGCCATTGTCTAGCAGACTTATCAAGATAACTTGAATTAGACTGCTGGCCAATAGCCAGTCCCAATCCGGCAATAAGGTCTTCTACCTTAGCCTGTGAGAGGAACTGTAGCCAAGCTACGTTGTCCGTGAGGCTGCGCTTGGGGACAAGTGGGATTCCCACTCCTCCATAAGCCGCCTCAGCGGAAATAGGTATGCCAAGCCTATCTGCCAATCGCCACGTATAATAATACGGGGAATTGCGCCAGAGAGACTTGCTTAACCTCCGTTGGAACCGCCCAGGGTCACCTGCCATTGCGGCAGATTGATTGTTCCAGGTAATTGTACCTTTGGAACCCCCAGGCGGTGCAACCAACACCGACGTACTGAAGCATGGAACACCCCTGCCGTGCTCGTATACGAGCTCAGCAATGATACTCCTTGATTGGTGGAAAAAACATTTTCCGTCGGACAATTGTCCTCCCAAATCAACGAATATGCCGTCGTACATTTTACGACGAGCTGGTGTCCATCGGGGCTTCTGGGCGTCATCGCCCACCCCCTTCAGTACGGGATCTCCTTTTCGGAGTCCTCGATGATACTTCCTTTTTTGTTCTTTCTTCGTATAAGGAAGAACTTTTAGGACCTCTGTTGCTGCATATAATGTATGAAGCATCAGAGGGGGAAAAGATGTGGGATCACCCATCATCTGCCCAGTGGTCGTCAAGGTACCCGGGAGATCGTTCATGTCCTGAATCCAATCATCCATAATTTGAATGATTAGATCAGAGACTGAACAATCTTCCTCATTGAGCCTATCCATCAATCCTTCCGCATGAAGGTTGATGAGAGGTGCATTGGGGAAGAACTCGAACATCCCTTGAGGAATAAGCTCTCCTGGATCAATATCCAGGAGAAGCTTCTTAGTGCCAAATAACTTATCAAAGTATTTAGCATAAGGGCGAAGCACAGGATAGTGCTCCGTCAAGACCTCATAAGGAGTCCGAGTAAGCCATTCAGCATGGAGATCAGTGGCGGCTTTTGCGTCTTGGCTATACCAAGGACCAAGCTCGCCTGCTAGATCAATATCTAAATGGCCACCAAGGGCCTGAGAGAACCGGGGGTCGTTGACCATAATATAGTCAAGGACCCGACGGAGGATCTGTTGGACCATGTTTGCCGCTGTTAATGAACAGGTTGGAAAACGGGTCTTAAGTCCCTTCTCTTCGGCAGCTATCGGCAGAATCGGTAGGTAGTCTATGTTATCTAGAACATAGAATACCCCCTTCCGCAGATAGTACTGCAACGCGTAAGAAGCACCTGGTAATGACTTATTTAAGTCATCCCAGTTGTTACTAAACAAACCGGCTGGGTCACCTTTACCAGGTTGACCATAGCCGAGAATGTAGGACAGTTTCTCTAACCATGACCCGTCATGAATAAATTCATGATCAAGCATGGAGGTAACACTACCTCCGAGGGAATAACCCTCGGTAGAAGAACTTTCGTCCTCGCGTACAGATAAGGCGTAACCCAGCAACACTAAGTGTTGTGTCCCGGTTACGTGCCCACCAGTGAACCTGGGATATCCCAGGCCTGCATTGGCTGAAGGCATAGTATATAACTCAGGTTGGCCTCTTTTAGGCTTCCATCGAGCGATATACTCCCTTATGAAATCCCTCCAATTCGGAGGTTCAAGGGCAGGTTTGGAGGTTAACCTCTGAACAAGCCCTTTGATCCCTTCCGAGTCAGGAGGAGCTGGAGGTAGAGCTCTTGCGCCAAAACTGGCGGTAAGGGCATCTATTTTTCTACTAAATCGTAGAAGCCTCCCTTGTGGGAGGGGGCCTCCGAAGTACCAAGCTCTATTAGCTTGGAAAACTTCCTTGGCCCGCCTAGCGGCCTCTACTGGATGGTAGACCAGCTGGATGCGAAATCGGTTGACACCATTGATTGCCCTACTATTAGGGTTATCAAGGAACACACCGAATTTGGTTAACTGAGACAATCTTACCAATTGGTAAGACGTCATCACCGCATCCCACGAAGCTCTCATAAACGTGAGCACAGTCAGA